CGATCTGCGGGCCGAGGCGGCGGCGGGTTGGGGTTCGATCGGCCTGACCTCGATCGGCGGGCCTGACAGGAAGGTAACGCGCTGGCAGGCGGCGGCGTCGCTCGATCGGCAGGCGGAGCGGTGGGAAGCCGAGGCGCGCGGCGAGGGCGAGAACGTGCTCGATCGCGAGCGGATCGGATGGTGAGAGCATGACGGTCGTCGCGCGCCCGACTGAGTTCGACTGCCAGGACTGCGGCGACCACGTCGTCGCCTTCCATGACGCCGGTCTCGGCGAGCGGTGCGCGACGTGTTGCTGGATCAGGGAAGACGTGGTGGCCGAATATCACCGGGCGGTGCGGAAGCGTCTCGGCGTTCCGGTGCGGTCGGCGGGAGCATGACCCGGCGCAAGCCGCCCCCGGCACAGCACCCCTGCCAGGGCCTGACACGGAATATGCGCGCGACGTTCGAGCGCGTGGCGGTTGGCCTGGCGCCGCAGGCGCCGCTGAAAACGATCCACGCGCTGCGCCGGCGCGGATTGATCGCGCTGTCCGACCTCGGTGTCGATCGCAACGTCTGGTACGTCCCGATCCCGGTGCATCACGACTGGTGCGTGTGGTGCGCGTATGCCGGCGAGGACGACGGCGATGAAAGAGGAAGCAAGCATGCGGTCACAGATTGAGTTCGCCCTCGCGCATCCGGTGTTCGATCCGGCGCGCCAGATCATCGCCGGCCATTACTGGTGGGCCAAGCCGCGCGCGGTGAGCGCGTGCCTGACGGTGAACATAGGGATGGAGTGAACCGTGTATGCCGGCGGCCGGCCACTGTGGCACCTCAGTCTGTGCCAGCAGCGCGCCGGCCGGCCGGTATCGGTGGTCCGTTGGACCCCGGCCATGGTTCATGAAGTCGAGACGATACGGGACCGGATTTTCGGCATGTGCGGTTCGCCCGAGCCAGTGATCGCGCCCGAAGGCGAGGAAGCCGCGCTCCTGACGGTCACGCGCCAGTGGCGCCGGCCGCTGTCGATCGAGGAGATCAACCGGATGGCGCCGACAGTCGAGGCGCGCGAGCGGCGGGGGCGGCCATGATGGGCGGCAAGCGACGCATCGACGACGCGGTAGTGGACGAAGTGGCCGAGCGGATGACGCTGCTCGCGATGGAGCTGGAGGAACGCTTGCTCCAGGTCGAACCGCTCGAGGCGATCGGCGCGCTGGGCGTCCTGATGACCGCGGCGGTGGATCGCGTCCCGGCAGACCAGCGCGACCGCGTGGTCGAGGTCTGGATCGCGACCTTCCGCGAGGGCGTCGGATGACGCGGCCAGCCTGATCCGTGGTCGCGCCGATGCAGGCCCCGCGCGCGCGGGCCGCGCGGGCGCCTCGGGGATAAGGTCGCCGGCGCACCCATGCGAGCGGGGAACTCGAGGGTTCAAAATCCCCGCGCGCGCGAGACGGTCACCGTGCGACATCATTGCAGTCCATGCAAGCCGTGCGAGGCACCCATGCGCGTCCGCATGATTTTCCGCATGATTGAATCATGAGGTCGCGGATAGTCGCGCGATTACAATGGGTTGGCGTCTGATCCGGCATTGTTGACGACAATGCGGCATGCAATGACAGCGGCAGACAGCGGCGGACATTTTCTCGCATTTCCAGGCGTTTGGGCGTATATCCCCTTGCACGGAATGCAAGGCGACGACAGGGTATGACATCCTCGAGCGCATGATTTCCGCATGAAAGGGACCATACGATGACAATCAAGATGGAGCTACCGGACGCGATCAACGGCGGGATGTCGATGCAAGATGTTCACGCGGACGATCTGGAGGCGGCGGCGGAAGCGGCGGCGACTTGCCAATGGTTCCTGTTGTGCGACGGGGCGGCGACGGCGACGGAGGCGCATCCGATACTCGGGGCGGTTCCGATCTGCGCGAAGTGCGCGGCGCGCGTCGCGCGGTTCACGGCGACGGAGCGATGATGCGCGCGGCGATCCTCGCGGGTGTGCTGGCGGTCGGCGCGATGGCGCCGGCCGAGGCGCAACTGAAGCCCATCACGATCGAGGCGGTTCGGGCATCCGCCGAGACGGGCATCCCGCCGCTCATCACCCAGGAAGACGCCGGGAGATTCGCCGATTGCGGCCTTCCCCCGATCGTCCCCCAGTCAAACGCGGAGATGATTCGGGCCATGGGCGAAGCCAAGGCGGCCGGGACAAACATCCAGGTCGTCTGGATGCGGCACAACCTGAAGGGGATCGAGGCGTGCCTCGCGCGGCCCGGCAACCACTGACCCCACACGGCAACGGCGCCCGCTTGGCACGGGCGCCGTTCGTTTAGAACAGGAAGGAACTCACGATGACGACGATTACCACCCAGGGCGCGACGCGGCAAGGCAGGCTGGCGACGGGGGCGGACATACGGACGGCGAAGCCGGGGGCTAAGCTGCGGTTTGGCGGCGGGTTGTATCTGCTGGTCAGCGCGAGCGGCACCAAGTCCTGGCAGGTACATTATGACGTCGCCGGCAAACATCAGGCGACGATCGTCGGGCGGTGGCCGGAACTCGGGATCGTCGAGGCGCGGGCGAAGCGCGACGAAATCCGATCGACGGTGCGCGAGGGGGGCGATCCGGCCCAGGACCGGCACGAACGGCGCGCGGCGCGTCAGGAAGCCGACGCGGCGACGGTGCGGGTTGTCGGGGCGGCGTGGCTGGCGAGCGCCCCGGCGGCGCGCAAGTGGTCGGCGTTGTATGCGCATCTGGTCGAGCAGCGGATGCGCAATCACGTCTGGCCGATCATCGGCGATCGGGCGATCGGGCGCATCGGCGCGATCGACGTCGAGGCGGTGATCCTGCCGCTGGACGCGGCCGGCAAGGCGGCGCAGGCGGTGCATGTGCGGCAGTCGTTGCAACTGATGTTTGATTACGCGATCCGGCGCGACCTGATCCCCGGCGGCGTCAATCCGGTGCGCAAGATCGCCCCTGATTTGCCGAAGCGCGTCGCCGGCGAGGAAGTCAGCCGGGCGCATGTCGAGACGATCGAGGAAGCGCGCGCGGTGTTGCGCGCGTTCGAGGACTCGCAGGCGGGGCCGTTCGTGAAACTGGCGCATCGGCTGATCGCGCTGACGGCGGTGCGCAAGATGGAAGGCGTCGAAGCGCGGTGGACCGAGATCAGCGAGGGCGCGGACGGCATGACGTGGACGATCCCGGCCGAGCGGATGAAGGGGCGGCGCGGCAAGAAGCGGGCGCACGTCATTCCATTGTCGCGGCAGGCGGCGGACGTGTTTCACGCGGCGCGCGCGATGCAGGCGGCACTCGGCGTCGACTCCGCGCTGGTGTTTTCCGGCGGGGCGGCGAACGGCGGCATCGATCGATCGGCGATCGGTGACGTGATGGGGCGCGCGTTGCCGCCGATCGGTCTGGCCGGGCGGCACACGGCGCACGGATGGCGCGCGACGTTCTCGACGATTTGCAATGAAGCCGATCCCGGCGCCTATCGCGTGATCGACGTCATGCTCGCGCATCGGGCGTTCGGCGAGGTCGAGGGGCGGTACAACAAGGCGACGTTTCTCGCCGAGCGTCGGCGCATGGCGTCGGTGTGGGCTGATCAACTGCTCGAGGGGGCGCCCTCGGCGATGGCGGTCGCCGGCCTCGTCGAGGATCGGCGCGGCGCCGATAACGTCGTTCAATTGCGCCAGGCGGCGTAGCGTCCCTGGACAGCCCTCGGGGGCGGCGACGGCGAGGGGCGTCCGGATCGGGCGCCCCTTTTCTTTTATGGCGTCAAGGGCGATCGGGCGCGGCCGGCGGCGCGTTCATTAGCGGCCGCTCGACCAGATCGCGAAGGTGGGCGATCTCCTGTTCGTTCCGGTCGAGGCGCAACTGGATCGTGCGGCCCGGTTCGAGGCTGGCGCTGATCCGTTGCAGATCGACCCGGAGCGTTTCCATGTCGTGGGTCAACGCGGCGAGGGTGTGCGAATTCTGCCAGCCCAGCGTCACCAGGGCGCCGATCAGCAGCGGGATCGACCCGGCCAGCGCCTTGACGACCCAGGCGGGCATTCAGCGCGCGGCGTGGTCGTCCGCGCCGTTGGCCTTGCGCGCGGGGATATGTTCGGCGTCGAGGCACGCGGGCGGCATCTGTCGCGCCTCGATCTGCGCCACGATCGCGCGGATCAATGGCGCGGCGATGCGATAGGGCGCATCGTTCAGCGCGCCGAGCACATTGTTCCAGGCGGTCGCGTCGAGCGTGACGGACAGTTTTTTGTCGGGTTCGATCGGGGTCATGTTGTCGATTCCTTTAGAGATATGGGAGGCGGCGTGAACGTCGCGCCGTCATAGGTCCAGTCGATCCCCGGCACCGGGTCGAGGTCGTCGATCGGCACGGCGGTCTGATCGGCGGCGAGGCCGAAATCGGCGACGCCGTCCCAGACGACGACGTTGATCACGACGCCGGCCTCGACGATCGCATGGTTCGGCATGGCGTTGATCCTTATCCGAAACAGTATTCCATGACCCGGAGCAGCCCCTGAAAGCCGGCGCCGCCGGCGGTGTTGACGGTCATCGCGGCGCCGCCGCCGCCACCGCCGCCGAAATAGTTCGCGAGGTTGCCGGCGGCGTTCTCCTCCGACGGTTGCCCACCGCCGGTCCCCAGAAAGGGCGCGTGACCGCCCGAGCCACTGATCGCCTGATACGTCGTCACGCCACCGAACAGCAGCGGCCACGAGCCGGGGATGCCGGGCGCGTTGATGTGGCCGCCAGTGGCGATGGGAGCGCCGGCGAGGAACTGGCCGCGCGCGAGGGCTTGCGCGGTGATCCCGTAGGGGCCTCCGCCACCCCCGCCGGCGGTCATGGTGCCGGCAGGCCCAAGCCCGGCCGGGGCGAAGATGGTCGCGCCGCCCGCGTTGCCGTTGGCCTGGCCGGCGGCGCCGCCGGATCCCCCGGCGCCGATGGTGATCGCGGCGTTCGCGCCGATCTCGGCCCGCGAATAGAGGCGCATGCTGTAGGCGCCCGACGCGCCGCCGGTCGCGGCCGAGACGTTATAGGCGGGTTGTCCGTAGGCGCCGCCGCCGCCGCCGCCGCCGCCCCAGCTTTCGACGGCTACGAAGCGCATCGCGCCGGCGGGCGTGTAGGTTCCCGAGGTCTGGAACATCTGATGAATCACCAGGGCGGACGACTCGCCGGTCGTGATCGCGCGGATCGCGGCGAGGACCTGGGTGAAGTTCGTCCCCGTCGTGTCGGGCGCGATGCCGGCGGCGGTCAGCAGCGCGAGTAATTCCTCCTGAATCATGTTGAGCCACCAGTCACGGACGATCGTCGGCGTGACGGCGCCGGGAACGCCCCCGGTGAAGTAGCCGATCGGGCCGGTCAGCGTCGGCGGCGCGGGCAGCGCGGCGGCGGCGGTCGCGTCGTGAATGCGTTGCATCGTGTCCCCTACTCGTAAACCCAGATGATGGTGGTGTGCGCGGGCTTGAGCGCCTCGAACATGCAGCGAAGGGTTTCGTCACCAAAGGTCGCCAGCGGTTCGTTGGCGTGCGAGACTGAGGCGGAAAACCAGACGATCGCCAGCGTCGCATGCACGGTGATCCGCCACGCGAAGGCCCACTCGGGTCCGTAAAGCGGTTGATTGGCGGCGTTGCGCGACGCCTCGAACGGGCGGAATGTTTCGATCGTGATCGTGTAGCCCAAGGACTCCGCGATCTGAATGAAGTAATCGCGCGTTTGCCCGCCGCGGGCGACGAACTTCGCGCAGACCGCCGCCTGCCTCTGTTGGACGGTGGACAGCGGCGGTTGAACGCACGGGTCGGGCAGGCCGAGGGTCAGTTCCCATTCCGGCAGGAGTTCGACGGTCGAGCACGGAAAGGCGTCGGGGATCAATTGACCCGCGCGGGCGTCGAGCGCGGCCCAGGTTGGCATCAGCGTGAGAAGGTGCGCGGCCTGCGGCGTGCCCCAGCCGCGATGCCAGACGCGGCCACGCGGCAAGAGGCGTTGAAACTGCCACAGGTAATCGGTCGCGGAATGAAACGGGATCGGCATCAGGCGACGGTCAACGTGCCCATGACGGGCAGCGCGTTCGCGGCGACGGTCACCGGGGCGGCCGGCGCGGTCATGGTGAAGTGATTGACCCCCGGCGTCGCGTTGATCGCGTCATAAAGCTGCGACGGATAGACGATGCCGCCGACCTCGCCGATGGCGAGGAACATATCGGCGAGCGAGGCGGTGATCGCGGCGCGCGTGTCGGCGGTGTTCGGATCGAGGCCGGTCAGCGTGACATTGATCGGCGCGGGCACGGGCGCGGCGACATAGACCAGCACGGGCACGGGTTGCACGGGCCAGACATGTTCGGCGACGGTCAACTGGTCGCCGGTGGCGGTCGGGCCGTTCACCTCCTCGGCGGCGCACCCGTCCGTGCCTTGCGGGAACCCGCCATGCGCGGCGTTGGCCTGGTCGAACATGACGAACAGCACGACGGAGCCGGCGCCGTAGCCGTTCGGCGCGACCCAGGCGCGCGTACAGCCAGGAACCTCGGTCGCCCATTCCAGGTAATCCGACTCCGATCCGCCCTGCGGCGGGGCGCGGTATTTCGTGAGCATGCGCGTTCGCAGCGAGTCGTCTGTCTCCTGGTCGGCGCCGCCGGTGGTCGGCCCCACGGTGACGCCGCCGGCGTTGATGCCGGCGATCGGCGGGTCGAGGCTGATCGGCGTGCCGTCGTCGCAATCGGTGGCGGCGCCGTTGACGGCGGCGATCATCGACACGGTCACGTCGCCGAACGTGTCGACCACCGCCTCGGCGGTGACGATGTAGGGCGTGCCGTCAACGCGGGAGAGCGTCGCGCCGATCGTCACCACGAGGCCGGTGCCCCCGGTGAACCTCGCGAAGCCGGCGGCGGGCGTGCTGTCCTTGCGATAGACGCCGATCAGCGCGGCCCACGCCTCGAGGAATTCGTCGGTCGCGGTGAACGGCACCGCCTCGCGGCTGATCCAGTCGATGTAACCGTACACGGAGTAAGCCAGCCCCGACATGACCCAGGCCAGCACACGGAGGACGGCGTTCCGCAACAGCCCATCGAGGCCGGGCACGCCCGACGTCGTGATGTCCTGGATCGCGGTGTTGCGCAGCGAGGTCAGCGTCGGGCGTGCGAAGGGCATGCGTTACCTCACCATGGCGCGCTGACGTTCAAGCGTCGGCGCGGGCACCCGCACGGGCGAGGGCAGCACGGCGAGACCCTGCCATGCCCAGCCGAACAGGAAGCGGGTCATCGACCCGTCGGGCTTCACGATCGCGATGCCGATGCCGAGGATCGGAGTCGCCGAGGTGCCCAGCCAGGACGTGTTGACGATGACCTGTTTCGCGACGCCGTCGTCGATCAGCCAGCCCAGGGCGTCCTCGGCGTAACGGCGCGCGATGGCGAGCGTGTCGCGGGTTTTGCGCGCGCGTTCGAGTTGCCAGAGGTTCGAGCCGAGCGGGACGTCGAGGTAGGGATCGCCCCACCAGCCGCGGCGGTCGGATGTTCCGTCCGTGGGCGTGAAGTCGGGCGTCGCGAGGCGATCGGTGAACAGCGAGACAAGGCACGCGGTCTCGAGGTCCTGTCCGGTCTGAAGGTCGCCGTCCGCGAGGACCCAATCGCCGATCGCGTTGCCGTTGTCCCACCAGATGTAAATGTCGCCGGTGCAATTCGCCGGCGCGAGCGGCCCATCCGGGGCGGGCATCGGCAGGCCGGCGGCTTCGATCCATCCGGTCATGTCGGTTGCGGCACGCCAGACAGGCCACCGCCCGGCTGCGTGTCCTTGTGGCGGTGGTTGAGCACGGAGACGTGCGTACTGTCGCAGCCGGCGACGATGTCGCCGGTGACCTCGAGGCGCGGCGTGACGATGCGCACCTTTGTCGGCGACGTGATCTCGACGTTGCCGCCGGCGGCGAGTTTCACGATGTTGCCGGCGTTGTCATAAAGCGCGACCTCGCCGGCCTTGAGGCTTCGCAGGCGGTATTGCTGGTTGCCCGTCGCGATGATGACGCCCTTGCTGCGGTCGCCCTCGGCGAAGATCGCCATCGCGTCGGACCCCGGCATCGCGTGCGAGGCGAGGCCGTAGATTTGCAGGACCGGCATCGCGTCGATCGTTTCCATCGGGAAGCCGCGCGCCTGCGCGCGGTGGACGGGGCCGCTGTCGTCGGTCGCGGTGATCGTCAGCTTCCCGATCGCCATCAGGATTCGGCGGTGGAGCCGATCGGCGGTGCTCATAGGTCGAGTTGATCCGGCCGCAGCATGACATGCCCCGGCGCGGGCGCGGCGGGTTTGGCGTCGGCGTTCGGTTTGGTCGGGTTGTTGTTGTTCACCGCTTCCTGGGTGATCAGGTAACTCGGCGAGGTCGGTTCGATCGAGAAGGCTTCCGGCGGGAACAGCGACAGATGGGCGTGCTGCCCGCTTTCGTCGCGCGTATAGGTGACGGTGCCGATCAGCCAGTTCTTATCGGCGAGTTTCAATTGCGGCGCGGTGATCGCGGCGAGGTAGTTGGGCGACCACAGCGCGCCGGCGGCGTCGCGCCATGCGTCGGCGGTCACGGTGAAATTGAACGACTGGCCCCAGCGGCGATTTTTCTCCCAGACGGCGCGTTTGCCGGCGAGCGGGATCCCCATCACGGTCTGCTCGCTGATGATGTAGAGTTTGCGGAAGCGCGGCACTTCGTCGTCTTTCACGATCTCGCCGACGCCCGGCATGTTCTGGCCGGCGTCGGTGCCGAGCGCCATCGAGGCCATCAGGTGGCCTTCGTATTGCGAATAGCGTTGATCCATCGAAAACATGACGTCGGCGGCTTCGACGTTGGCGCCGATCTTGAAGCCCGAGGCCATCGACTCGGTGCCGACCTTCGAGAACATGATCGAGCCATCCGGTAGGTCGTACGGGATCAGTTCCGAATACCGCGTGACGCGGTCGATGATCTCCCAGACCGTTTCGCCGAGCATGATGTTCAACTGCGGGACCGGCGGCAATGATCCGGTGAAGTTCGATTTTATCTCGACGTTGTAAGGTTTCGCGAGTTGGCGCGCGATCGAGAGCGCGTCGCCGTTGAGTATCTGAAGCCCTTGCGTGGGCGTGCCGCCGGCGCTGGTGTTCTCGACGATCGCGGAACAATCGACGAGGTCCTCGCTCTTGCTGCGGCCCTCGACGCGGATGGTGTGTTGCGCGGCCGATATGCTCGAGGTGTAGCGATCGACATACCCGGTCAGCACCAGATCGGCGCCGATTTTGACGGTGCAGGGTTGGCCGGGTTTCAGATCGATGTCGGCGGCGTTCGGATAGCGTTCGGTGACCTCGATCGAGAACGAAGCCGGGATCGCGGCGAGCGGGCGGGTGACGGAGACGCGCTGCCAGCCGGTGACGGATTGATTGCCCACGGTCAGCGTCAGCGCGTCCGATGCGCCGGCCGGCGGGCCGCGCGAGGCGACGCCGTGCGCGATCGCGCCGCTCGCGTCGCTCATTGGTTCAACGCCGGAAACGATGTCGGCATGAACAGCGGATGCGGCGGATCGGCGGACGCGACCAACCCCGGCTCGCGCGGCGTGTCGGCGTAAAGTGTCCAGGCCTCGGCGAGCGAGGGTATCGGCGCGCGCGTCTCGACGTTGACAAGCCACGCGAGGTTGGCGCCGCGAACCGCCAGGTCGAGCGCGACGGCGGCGCGCAGATCGCGGAGTCCCTGGTAGGTCGCGTCGAGGCCGGCGTCGCCGGCGCGGGTCGCTTCGGCGTCGAGCGCGCCGCACACCAGGGCGCGGACGGCGAAGGCGTCCTGATAGGACGCGGGCAGATAGTCGGTCGAGGCGGTCGCCAGGGCGGCGCACGCGGCGCAGCGCAGATTGCTCGCGACGGCGTCGGCGGCGACACGGGCGTTGACGGCGATCGGCCCCGTGCCGCCGATCGGCGGCGGTATCCATCCGGCGAGTGGCAGCAGCAGGCGGATCGCGTCGGCGGGGTCGTTCGCGGACGCGGCGACAGCGGCGGCGAGCTGTACGGCGGCGGCGGCGAAGGCGTCGGATTGCTGGCTCACAGGAAACTCGCCAGCCGGGTCACCAGCGAGGCCGAGGTATTGACCAGGGTCCGCGCCGTCGTGGCGGCGCCCAGCAGCCCTTGCACGGTCGCGGTCACGGGTTGGAGGGTTGAGCGGGAGCCGGTCGCGTAGCGGCCATGGAAGCCCACGAGGCCCCGCACGGCGTTGAAAACGCGGCTGGCGTCGCCGACGATCCCGGTCGCGATCGAGGCATAATGCGTGACGGTCGAATAGACCGACTTCGCGACGTTGCCGATCCGTTGCAGCGTCGAGCCGAGGTCAGACGCGGAAGCGGTCGTGAGTTTCGCGGCGGCGCCGAGCACGTTCTGGGTCGTCGCGAGGGCGGCGGCGGGAAACATCACGTCGCCGGCGACGACGAAGGAAAACTGAAACTCGACGACGCGGCCACGCTCGCGGCGGTCGGCGGTGGCGAATTCCAGCAATACGCACTGCACGCTGCCGAGCGTCGGATGCACCAGGGTTCCGGCGCCGGCCTGTTCGGCGGCGCGTAGCATGGCGTCGCGTTGCTGGTAGCAGTCGTCGCCGACAGCGAAGCCCTGGACGCTGAAGCGGCGCGGCAGCTTGCCAAGGTCCTCGGCCCAGACATCGTCGCGATAGGGGTATTCGTGCAGCGCGACGCGCCGGCCGGCGGCGGTCTCGCCGGCGTCGAGCACGAAGCCGACTCCGCGCCACGATCCCGGTTGCAATTGCTGGAACCACGCGCCGGAACCGAACGACAGGCCCGACGTGTCGAAGCCGAGCGAGGCGCCGGCGGCCTGCCCACTCTGGCCGATGCGCGCGACGTCGTTCACCAGCGCGCCGGTGGCGGACACGACGCCGGTAACGCCCGAGATCGTGCGGGTGATCTGGCCGAGGATGCCGCTCATATCGACGCCATGTTCTGATATTCGACGCGCGGCGGCGCGACGTTGACGGCGCCGGATCCGCTCGCGGTGACGGCGGAATTCGGCGGTGGATTGCGGTGCGTTATATTGACATCGACAGAGCCGTTGATCGGTTTCGCGCCGGGCACGGCGAGGGGCGGCGCGGCGGCGGCGGGGGCCGCGATCCGACCGCCGCTATTGAGCAAGGCGCGGCGCGCCGCCTCGACGCTCTCGATGCCGAAATGACCTTGGTCGTTGGAGCGCCAGGAATTGCCCGAGACGAATCCCCATCGTTTCGCGAGTTCGTCCTCGAGCCGGGGGTCGAGGGAAACCCCGCGCCGGCTGCGCACACCGCGACCGATCTGGTTGATGTCGATGGCGGCGCCGATCGGATGACCGCTGGCGTTGTTCGGCCGTTCGCCGAGCGTGCCGCTGTCGGGTCCGAGCACACCGCCGGCTTTCTCATAGTCGTTGATGAAGCCCTGGAAGTTCTGCGCGAACCGCGCATCGACCTGATACTTGCGCCCGCTCGCCGAGGTGACGGTCGCCAGCCCGGTTCTGGCGATCGGCGTGCCGGCCGGCGCGTCGATGCCGCCCGCGCCGCCCCCGCTGCCGCCGGTGACCCCGCCACCGCCCCCGGAGGGGCCGAGGGCGGGCCGGTCGGCGGGCGTGTAGGAAGCCGCGACGACGCCCGGCGCGCCGCCCCCCGCCGCGCCCACGGCGCCGGCGCCGCCGGTGTCGCGCAGATGGTTGAACGCATCCTCGAAGCCGGCGGATACGGCGCGGGTCATGTCGAGCCAGAACTCGATCGGCTGGCGCGCGGCGGCGCCGCCCGCCTGATACGCGGCGGGGGTGACGCCGCCGGGCAGATAGCCGCCGGTGGAGCGGGACGGCGAGGCGCCGATGATCTCGCCGGTCGTCGCGTCGTGCTTCCGCCCCTGCGAGTCGATCCAATAATCGGACGTTGGCGTATTGGTCGGCGAGCGCGTGTCCTGGTCCTTGCGGTTCTTTTCGCGCGCGGCGCGGGTTTCCGGCGTCTCGTACGCGGACCCGAGCGCCAGCAGGCCGACGATGGCGGCGATGCCGGCGAGCGCGGCGGCGAGCGTGGCGCCGGATACGCCGGCGGCGAGGCCGATCGCCCCGGTCAGCGCCTGGACGGCGGCCACGGCCTGCCCTGCCCATTTCACGACGAACAATCCGGCGATGGCCTCGACGGCGGTCTTGATCGTGTCCAGGTGGGTGATCACCCATTTGAGGCTGTCGATCAGCGAATTGACGCCGTCGGTCATCGCCTTGATCGTCTCGGGCTTTTGCAGCCACGCGGCGAAGCGCGCCGAGATTTGATCGACGGCGGCGATGATTTCCGGCGTGTGTTTCTCGACGAACTCGCCGAACTTGTTCAGCAGCGGCGCGAAGTGTTGCGCGAGCGTCGCGGACAATTGCTGGCCGAGGCGATCGAACGCGACGCCGACGCGGCCTTGCGCCTCCGAGAACAATTGCAGCGATCGTTTCTGTTCGTCGGTGAGGTCCTTGTAGCGTTTGACGGCGTCGATCGCGCCGTCGAGGCCCATCGTCGATTGCCGGAACGTCTCGACCAGCTTCTCGCCGGCGCCGCCGAGCAGGATCGTCGCGAGGCGCGCGCGGTCGGCGGGATCCTTCAACGCGGCGATTTTCTTGATGACCTCGGGCATGAGGTCGGCGGCGGATCGCATATGCCCGGTCGTGTCGCGCGCGTTGACGCCGAGGAGGTTGAGCGCCTGCGCGGTCTCGGCGAAATTGCCGCGGCCGATGTTGAGGTCGGCGAGGTTGTCATGCAGGCCCTTGAGGCTCTCGCGCATCTCGGCGGCGCTGCCGCCGGCGAGCCGGGTCGCGTCCTCGAATTTTTGCAACTCCCGTGTCGTGATGCCGATGTTGTCGGCGGCGGCGACAAGTTCGCGCGACCACGCGGCGTAATTCGAGACCAGCTTCGTCATGCCGGCGATCGAGGCGGCGCCGGTGATCGCGGCCATCTGCGGCACGATCGAGGTCAGCGTGCTCAGCACGGTCCCCGCCGTCTTGCCGATCCACTCGAAGCCCTGGGCGACCTTGCGCAGCCCGGAGACATCGACGAAGCGGGTCACCTGACGCGAGAGGCGTTCCATCGGCGCGCGCATCTGCGCGATCCGGCGGTTGATCGCGTCGATCTGTTTCGTCGCGTTATCGACGACGGAGAAGGTGACGGAATAGCCGGCCATGTCAGGTCAGCCCTGTTCCCGCGCCTCGCGTTCGCGGGCCGCGATGCGTTGGGATTGTTCGGCCCACCACGTCAATTGGGTTCCGGTGAGTCCCCAGGCGTCATGCGGTCCCCATCCCCACCAGCGCGTGAGGTCGGCGACAAGGTCGTGCCAGTTAGCCGGAAAAGCGGCGTATAAGGTTCCAAAAAACGGAACGCTTCCCCCACCTGACTGATCCGCATTCGCTCGACGACCTCGCGCGGCACGCCGGCGACCTCGGCGACAAGTTTGATCTGATAGCGGCGCAGCGTGAACATGTTCGACGCCTCGGCGATCTCGAACTCGGCGCGCTGCATCTGAAGCGCGGTGGGTTCCTCTAGGTGCAGCGTGGTGAAGCGCTTCTTAAGAAACTCGATCGGCGGATCGATCTCGAGGTCGAGTTCGCGCGGGTTCAGCGGTGACTCGGTGAAGCCGTCGATGGCGATCGCGTCCATGGTCAACTCTCCGAGACGTCGATGCCGTCGAAACGGACCTGGAACGTGCCCTCGGCGGCGCGGACCTCGAGCGCGGAGGTGTTCCACAGGTTGGCGCCCCCGACGACCTTGCCGTTCGCGAGCGTGACGAGCACCTCGACGCAGCGCATGGCGTTGAAGTCGCCGACGCTGATGTCACCGCTGTCGCGCAAGGTCGCCTCGATGAAGCCCTGGATCGGGACCTCCGAGAACCCATGCACGGCGTCGAGGCCGACCAGCGTCTCGCGCTTCCACTTCGCCGGCGACCAAGTGACGTCCGAGACGACCATGTAAGCGTTGCCGTCGATCGTAAGGCCGGTGATCCCGGCCAGTCTTTCACACGCGGCCATCGCGCGGCTCCTTTATGATTTGCGGAATTGCAGCAGGATAGCGATCTGTCGGAGTTGGTTGACCAGATCGACGGGGGCGAGGATTTTGACCAGTCCGTCGCCGGCGTTCTCGACGACGACGTCGCGGCCGAACGTCGCGGCGTTCTGGACATAGCCGGCGGCTTCGAGGGCGCGGTATTCGCAGATGACGGAGGCGCGGATCATCGGCGCGTTGACGCAATTCGAGCCGGCGAGGATCGGCGTCTGATCGCTGACCAGTTTCTTGCGCGCGTAGCGGGTCAGCAGATAGTCGGACAGGTCGCGCGAGACGAACATCAGGCCGAACATCGTCTCGACGTCGAGGTAACTATTGTCGGGCGCGCCGGCGAGGTTCTTTTGATAGGTCGTCGCCATGCGCTCGATGATCACGGTGTTGTCGTCGCCGACGCGGGTCGTGCTCATGCCGTCATAGAGAAGCGTATTCCGCTCGCCGAGGGTCCAGCGGTCGGCGATCGGCGGCGCCTGTAGCGTTGTCGCGATGTATTGCAGCGGAAGCCCTGGATCGACGCGGAGCGAGGCGGCGGATGAGGCGGTGATCTCGGCGGCCCATATCCAGGCGGGGTCTGGCGAGCCGTTGAACGCCACGACGGACATGTGCTGATCGTTGCGGCCGATGCCGAAGGCGGTGCATTCGCCGAGCGTGCCGCGGAACGCGGTGAAGCAGCCGCCATAGATCATCTCTTGCCACGACCAGCGGCCTTCGTCGTCGGCGAGGAAGGCTTTCATCGTGTCGAGCGAGGTCGTGTCGGTATAGGGCAGGCAGATGAAATCGAACGGCTGCGAGGACAGGTTCGCCAGCGCGTTCGTGAGCGAGGGATTGGCGGTGCCGCCGGTCATGTCGGTAAACGCGACGACGATGCCCGGCACGGGATATTCACCGCCGGCCGCGCCCTGGTAGTTTTGCGACAGCGCGATATCGTTGCCCGCCTCGCCCTTGTTCTTGGCGGTCAACGGGATCGCCGCGCCGGCGGTCGGCGAGCCGGCGGTGACGGCGAGTTTCGTGTTTGCGTTGATCGCGTCGTGCAAGGCGGTGGCGACGGTGGCGGCGTTGTCGCCGGCGTTGACGATCGATTGCACACGGATGCCGCCGATGTAGATGTTCAGCGTCCCCGAGGCGGTCGCGGCGCCGGTCAGCGTGATTTCCCCGGCGGCGGCGACGGAGGCGACGTTATCGGCGATCGGCAGCATGTAGACGGCGCCGAAGCTGTCGCGTTGCAGGTATCGCTCCGTCATCTGCGCCAGCATCGAGCCGGCGCCGCACAGGATGAGCACCTGGGCGAGGCTCTCCACCAGCACGGGCTGATCGGGGATCGCATGGCCGGCGGCGGTGATCTGGCCGATCAGTAGTGTCTTTTGCAGGACCGTCGCGGTGTTGGCCTGCGAGGGGTCCATCTCGACGTAAACACCGGGCACCCGGTTCGAGGTCGGATAGTAAGTGAAGTTGATCGCCATCGGTCAGGCCTCCTTGGTCGCGGGCGCCGGCCGGCGCGTGGCGCCGGGGTCAGGGGGCGCTTCGACGGTCACGTCGCCGTCGCGCAGCCGGCGCGCCCAGAACGGATCGGAGTCGGACACCTCGCGCCCCGCCTCCGGTAGCAATTGCATGTTGCGCGGGTCGCGCACGGCGCGGCCCTGGACGGGAATCACCTTCATCGCGTGTCGCTCCTGGTGGTGGTCACATTGACGATCCGCCGTTGTCGAGTTGACTGATCGAGGCCTCGGCGGCGGTCCAGAACGTTTCCCAATGCCCGATCAGGGTGTTGACGGCGTAGGCGTAGGCGGTGCCGTTGCCGCCCGCCTCGGCGGGGTCGGGCACGACGCCGAAGTTGTTTTGCTGCGGCATCATGTTCATCCCCATCGACGGGGATTCGTACTCGGTCCCCGCGACGCCCGCGTAGCCGCTGGCGGCGGTGGCGATGGCGTCCTTCAGCCTTGCCATGGTGGTGTTGAGAGCAAGCAACTTCGACGTCGTCTGGTTGGTCATGCCGCCGAACGGCGTTGAATTGGGAATGATCAGCGCGGCCATGTCAGATCCTCTGTTCAGGCGTTTCCAGAGCGTGGTGGAAAGTGTCGCTCATTCCAGCGGCACCCATAGCCAACCTGGGGCGACGGTATAGGTGAGGGCGATTGTGTGTTGCCGATTGATCGTCAGGATGATCGTATTTCCTGTCGCGGCGACCGGGAGCGTTTGCCCCATATAGGTGATCGCGGACACCGAGCCGCTGACGATGAAAATCTGCATCGGATATGGCGCTGTGTTGGTGACTGTCACACCTGATGCGGGGACCGGCGGCGTACCCGCGACCCAGCCAACTTCGCCGATATTATCCCGCACGACGGAAAACGTCGGTATGGTGCCGCCGAAATCGTTGCTGTTATTGTTCCAAGACGTGTTGTGAGCAAATACAATG